CGACGGCCCACGGCATTGTGCCCGCCCATACGGCCATCATGGCGAGGTTCCCGTTTAGGAATTGGGCTTGCCCGTCGTAGCGTCCGACAAATAGCGAGTCTGCCGGTATCGTCTGGGCGGACCCAGCTACCTCCCCGTGGTCGGCGTGAGCCCATTCCGCGGAAATGTAGTTGTAGACGTGGGAGCGCACCTGGCGGCCCGATGTGCCCGCCGGGACGGTCAGGAATGTCAGCATCCATTCATCTTCGTTGTAGGCGTGGGTTCCTGTGGCGCTGCCGCCGAAGGTGGCCCACAAGACACCATTGAACGGGTTTACGTTCACGGATTCCCCGGTCGCCCATATCAACCCTTGGGCTGCGAGCACGTCGGCTCTCCATAGTGCCGCGAAGGTGATTTGTTCCGTGCCGTCGATAGTCCAGGCGGCCGGGTCGAAATGGATTTTGTCGTCGATGCCGTCGAAGTCTCGAACAGTCATCACGCGTCCCTAATGTAGTCGACATACAGGTATGTGGGTGAGACGGCGGACGCGACCGCGATCAGGGTCCCCGAGCCGGCGATCCGGTCGATGGTTCCGACGAACGTTTTGTCTTCGGTGGCGTCGGCGGTGTATTCGGCTTCGAGGACGGTCTGCGGCTCCCGAAACAGGATCGGAATGTCGAGGTTGACCAGCATGAGCTGCGTTCCTGACGCGCTGTCCTCGCGGATGGTCACCCGATAGTCGTCGTTTGCGGCGTCGGAGTTGACGCGCATGACGTACCGAATCCGGTAGACGCGACCGGCCACAACCGCGGCCGTTACCGTGTCGACGGCCGTTTCGGTGGTGGTGACACCTGACGAGTCGCTGGTACGGACCTGAGTCTCGATTCGTTCGCCGGGGACCTTGCCGGCGATGATCGTTTCTCCTGCGAGTGGCATAGTCGTGGTCTCCTCTTAGAGCGCGTACCGGGCTGGCGCCCACAGTCTTACCGGGGTGCCCGCGGCGTGGGCCTTCACCACGCCGTTGACGGAGCGGGTCACGGTGAAGGTCTGCACGCCTGCCGTCTCGGCGCCAATGTCTGTGACGGTCATCCGCTCCCCGCCCACGGCGACGTCGAAGGGTGTTTCGTCGTCGTCGGTGGTCCACAGCGGCCCGATGGTGGTCAGCACGTCGACGCCGGTTTCTGTGGTGTCTAGGGCCTCGTCGAGCTCGGACCCGGCGGTGTCGTATTTCATCGGATCGCCTGCGGCGTCTTCGTAGGCGCCAACCCGCCACGGCGCCTCTGGGGTGCATGTGAAGGTGACGATCCGGCGGTGGGAGCCGATATCTTCGGTCCACCCTTGCACGAGTAGGGATGCGGTCCCGGCCGCGGCGATGGTGGCGGGCAGGTTCACAAGGTCAATCCGGTCTCCGACCCGCACAGCGGACACGTCGCCGGCTAGCGCCGGGGCGGCGTCTAGGTCGACGGACACCTTCGGCCAACGGTCCTCGTCGACGGTTCCTAGGTGCAGCCGCCACCCGGCGTGATGGGCTAGGAACCCGTCGCCGGGCGTGTTCACGGTGACGTCGGTGTCGTAGCGGCCGATGGTGTCCACGCCGAGCGGGCCGTCCTCGTCGGTCGCCTGGTACCGGCCGCCGCCGCGGCGGGACGCGGTGACGTCGTTACGTATGTGCTGGTCGTCCACGGCGGCGTTGAGGGTCGGCGCGATCTCGGCGCCGTCGAAGTCCAGCTCTAGGGCGGCGTCCTGGTCGTACAGAGAGGTTCGGGTGCGGTATGCCAGCCCGACCGCGTCCACGTCGTCCGTGAGGATGCCCAGGTCTGCGGCGGCGGCCTCCCGCGCAATCTCTAGGAATGTGTCGGCGTGCTGGGGCCCCACCGGGGACGTGTCGTCTAGGTCGCCGGTGGACGCGAATGTGACGCCCTGCTCTGTGCATAGCCGTTCGACGCGGCGCCCGGCGGCCTCCCCGGCCCAGCCGAACGCGGCGGCGACGGCGTCGTCTAGGTCGCCGGGTGTGGCGTAGACGGCCCAGTGTCCGGTCGCTAGCGCCGTTTCGAGGGTTACGGAGGCGGCCGCCTGCACTGCCGTCGCGGCGGCGAGCGTTTCGCCTGTGTCTGTGAAGGTGAGCACGGAGACGCCGTCGATCCACACCTGGTAGTCGATGTCCGCGCCGTCTTGTGTGGCGGCCAGGCGGACGTGGTGCGGGTTGTCGTCCCACAGCGCCGGGTCGATGGGCTCTGTGGCCAGGGTGGAGAATCCGAGGGTCAGGTCCACTTCGGAGTCCTGGGCGTTGAATGTGAGGCCGGTTGTCTCGCCGTCGCCCCAATGGACGCCGAACACGGTTCCCCCGACCGTGTTGCTGTATCCGCCCGAGCGCATGAAGTCGAACGCCCACCTGTCGACGAAACCGGCCTGCTGTACGGGCGCCCGTAAGATGGCGCCCAGGGTCGGGTGTTCGAGCTTCGCCGCGCCGGGCAGCCAAGTCGCCAGCTTCCCCTGCCCCCATACCTCCGGAGACGGCTTGCCTCTCAGGTACATTTTGCCGCCCGGGCCGGCGGTGGCCGCGGGTGCGACGGCCTGCGGCCCGTCTTCGAGCGCCCAGTACGCCAGGTCAAGGGACTCGATCAACGTTGAGATGTAGGCGCGGGGCGCCGATGGCGCCGCCGACGCGCCCTGCCCTAGCCGCCGGGTTACGCCGTTGGCGATGAGGTTGACCCAGGCGTCGGTGCCGTCAATGGAGCGCCGCGGATGCCATTCTGCGGCCTCGCCGGCGTATCGGACGTCAGCGCCGACCGTGACCCGGGTGGGCGTGTTCCGGCCGATCTTCCCGTATAGGGCGGATTCGGGGTTGCGCGGGTTGTAGTCCCCAGACGTGTTCTTGATGGTGAGCTGACACAGCGACGGTGGCGCGTCCGAATCCTCGTCGCGGCGGCCGTGGCCGATGCGGATGCCGTCGCGGACGTAGGCGGGCGCCTCATTCCACTGGTCGTCATAGTACAGCTCAACGGTTACGTCCTGTTTCGCCATTACCCCGCCCCGCTTAGGACAGCTTGGACGTCCCCGCCGCGTACACGGATCGACTTGCCCAGGACCTCCACTAGGGCGTCACCTAGAGCTGTGCCGTCCGACCGTAGCTCGATGATGGTACGGCCGCCGCTGTTGTCGCTGGCGGGTGTGACCCGCTCCCCGGCCTGCAGGATGGCCATGGACTCCTGCCCCGGCGCGCCGGGGACGACGCCTCCGCTGTGCATCCGCGGGATGCGGAACGTCTTACCTCCGATGATCGGGACCCAATCGGGAATGCTGAAGCCTTTCCCGCCTACGGTGCTGTTCCACGCCGTGCGCACAGCCCGGAAGGCGGCCCGGAATGGTGCGGTGATCCCGCGGCCAACGGCGGCCAGCGCCGTGCCCAGTGCGCGCGCCCCGGTCTGCAGCCCCGACCACAGCGCCCGACCGACCGTGAGGACAACCCGGAAGGCGCCTTGGACGATGTTGCGGAACGTTTCGCTTTTTTTGTACGCCATGACGAGGGCGCCGCCGATGGCGATTAGGGCGGTGATGATGAGGCCGATTGGGTTCGCTCGCATGGCCACATTCAGCGCCTTTTGTGCGACGGTCATCACTCCTGTGGCGACCGCTGTTGCCCTGGTGGCAATGCCGTGGGCGACTGTGGTTGCCGTGGCCCGGACCGTGTTCGCTATAGACGAGAGCATGCCTGTGGCCATCGCCTTAAATGCGGGTACCACGAAGTTGAAAATTCCAGACCCCAGGTCCCCGATGCCCATGCCAAGCATGAGGGCGCCGTCGAACATGTCACCTTTCATCATCATTGACACGCCACGGCCGGTGTCCTCCACGCCGGTGAGGGTGTCGCGGAAGCCCATTGCGCGAGTGTCCGCGACGTCGGAGGCTTCACCGAACTTGTCGAGCCCGCCGGCTCCGTCGCCTATGTCCTTCGACGCTCGGCCGACGTCGGTGCCCATCTCTTTAGCGGAGGCCCCGACTTTGTCGAACGATTTCGTTAGCTGGTCGTGGTCCCCAGCGAAGGTGAGTGTTACCTCAGGCTTGCGGCTCATGATTGCACGTCCCATCCGGCCTGCCGCGCCACGTCTGCGAGCTTGTCCGCGAGTAGGTCCCCGAAGCGGTCACGGTTGGCAAAATACGCCCGATAGATGTACCGGCCTTGTTTGATGAACGGGCGGACCTGCGCTTTGCCGCGGCCGACCCTGCCGCCGTAGTCCAGCCACCCATAGTAGGGAACTCGCTTGCCGCCGCCGGCCACCCGGACGGCGGTCCGGGTGCTCTTCGCTCGCACAGACCCGCGGGCCCTCCCTGACCGGGACGCCACCCGTGGGCGGGCTTCGTCGACCACAACCCCGGCCACACTGTTAAGCCCGAGACGTAGGACCTTCGGCATATCGCCCTCAAGCTGTTTCAGGTCCCGCGAGAACTGGCGAAGTCCTTCGACGTGGATCGGGTCCTCAGGCATCGCGGGCCGGCCTCTCCACGACCACCACAGGCGCCACAGCGGGCGTACCGTGGGCCACCCGTAGGTGGTCCTCGAAACGGCGGCCCAGGACGTCCACGGCCCGCTCAGTGCGGCTCACAGCGTCGTACATAGACGCGCCACCGTTGGGGGACACTTCCATTTCGACGCGGGTCAGCGGCTCGGACACCTGCTGCCGCAGCCACTTCTTGAACCACAGCAGGACGCCGCCCAGCGCGGCAGCGATCACGGTGATCTGTGCGGTGATGGCCACAACCTGCTCTATCTGTGTCATCGCCCACCGCTCCCCTGCTGTAGTCGTGCCAGCTCTTGCCGTTGCGCTTGCCGCGCGTAGTACACGCCCCATCGCGTGTATTCGTCAGAGGCCATCTCCCGGCGCATCCGGCCAACCGTCATCCCGAGTTTCGTCGCTAGGTACATCTCGAACTCTAGGCCGGGGTCGTTCTCCATCGCCAGGTACGCCGCTTTTGTCGGCGCCCTCGTCGAGGCCGGACAGTGCCCGGATTTTGTCCACGACGGGTTCGATCTCCCCGGCCGGTGACACCTTCTGCCACAGTGCGGCTTGCCCTTCGGTCATCGCCGGGTCGATCATCCCTAGGTGCAGGATCTTGCGCTCATGCGCTTGTGTGCCCTTCGCCTTCTGGCACTCGAACACCTCTTCGCGGGACAGGCCACGGACCCGTACAGTGCCCATGCTGGGCACTTCGACGTCGTCCTCGGGTAGCCCGGTCGGGGTGTCGGCCCGCGCCGCGAGCAGCTTGTCCAGGTCGACGCTCATGCGCTCTGTGCCGTGGAGTCGACGTCGCCGCTCATTGTCAGTTCGACGGACCACATGACGTAGTCGGCGACGGGGTGCGTCTGGACGTAGCTCTTCACGAGCACGTCGACCTCATCCTGTGGCAGCGACGCCCCGGCGCCCTCGGGCTGGTGGATGAGCACGACGACGCTTCCGACGTTCGGCTGGATGGAGGCCCGTGGGCCGGTGCCGGCGGTTGAGTCGTACTTTCCGGAGATGGTCACCGTGCCGGACTTGAGCCCGCCCAGGAACACATGCGAATCGTTGCCGTACGTGGTGACGTCGTGCTCGTCGGCCTCGAACTTCAGCTCCGAATTGTCGCAGTACTGCGACAGGTCGTCTCCGTCGAGGGAGACGAAGGTGACCTTTCCGTGGACCTTTGCCATTGTTTTACGCTCCGTCTCCGATGATGTCCAGGTCGAATAGCGCCGCCAGGTAGTCGGCGCCGCCGATGGTGACTACGTCGAATTCGACGCGGGTCACCCGCACAGAGTCAAATGCGGTGTATGTGCCGGACTCCACCACGGCCTTTATGGAGCTGGCGCCGCTGCCGGCGCAGTAGGCGTCCACTAGATTCCGGGTGTTCCGGTCGTGCGCCTTCCCCACGGCCACGATCAGCGGCAGTGTCATGGTGTCCGCCCCCCGGTCGTAGGTGGCGTCAAACGTCAGCTCTTCCGGGTAGGTGACGATCGCCGCGGGTGGCGTGATGCTGTCGGGTGGATACGCGAAGCATCGGAGGCCGGTGATGGTGTCGACGCGGGTAGAGATCGCGTCCATGACGTCGCCCAGGTCCATATCAAGCCGCCCCCCACCATCGGATGAGCTTCGCCCTCGCTAGCGCCAGCTCCACGTCAGGGTCGAGCTTCGCGAGCAGGCGCATTTCCGAGCCCTGCTCTGGTGAGCCGGCCACGCCGTAGGGCGAGAATCGGCGGGCGTGGAAGCGGGACGCCTGCAGCAGTGTTGCCTGCTCGACGGGCACGGGTACGGCGTCCCATCCCCACACGGCGTCTACGGTGACGCCGTGTCGTTCGTAGGTGGGCTTCGCGGCGCTGCCAGTGTTCACACGAAGTCGCGTGAACGGGCGGCCCTTCTGTGCGGCGTTCACTGGTTCGAGGGTGTAGTCGTCGACCTCGCCGGCCTCCACGGTCACCGTGAGGCCGGTGACGTCTTGTAGGTCGTCGAATCCGATGACCCACACCTGGGCGCGGCGATCCCAGTACGCCGTATAAGACCGCTCCTCCGCGGAAGCGACCTGCCCAAACTGTCGGTGGCAGAATCCGTCGACAGCGCGGGACGCTGTGGTGATGGCGAGCGCCAGTTCCGCGTCGTCCGTGGTGTCTGCAATCCGTAGGTAGGACTTCAGCTCCGCGGCCGTCACGTAGTCCGGCGCCCACACCATCTCTAGATCACTCCCAACAGGTGCAGCAGCAGCAGGACTGCCGTCAGCACTACGAGCACGGCCACAGCGTTCACGACCGCGGGCGTCCGGTGCCCGTGCCGGCGTTGTGGGCGGCCTTCGCCTTGTCCGCAGCCTTCCGGGCGGGCGCGGACTTCGCGAGCGCCTTTGCCTTGTTCTCCCGGTGCGCCTTCAGCGCCTCCGGGTTGCCCTTCAGCAGTGCCATTTCCGATCCCTTCGGTGGGTTTGGGGGCCTGACCGGCCACAGGGGGTGAGCCGGCCAGGCCCTGTTATGGGGTTGGTCAGGTGGTGATGTTTTCGAGGGTGGCGTACGCCGAGCGGTTCTGGATGTTGCCGTCGGCGCGCTCCCACGCCACGTACTCCACCTGCCCGTTGTTCATCCGCGTCCACGGGTTGACCACCACGGTCAGCGGCGCGACGCGGCGGATGACGTACGCCTCGCGGAAGTCACCCAGCGCGGCGAACCCGCCGGCCACGCCGTCCGCGGTGATCGCGTTGCATCCCTGGTCGATGATGACGGGGTATCCCAGCAGCTCCCGCGTGGGCGCCTCAGTCAGGCCGGACTGCGCCTGCGGCAGGACCAGCGGGCGGCCGTTGTCGTCTTCGAGCCGCTTGACGGCCATCCACGTGCCCTTGGACATCACCCACTTGGCGTTCTGCTCGTACTCGGGGTCCAGCGCCTCTTCGACCTCGGTCAGTTCGAGGTAGGCGATGGTGGCCTCCGAGTTGAGCACAACGTCGGCGGTGAGCCCGTCGTGGAGCAGGCCGAAGGGGAGTGTGGTGCCGTTGCCGTTGACCCAGTCGGCGGCTTGCTTGCGCTGGATCCGCGTGCCGAGGGCGCGGGCCACAAGGCTCTGCACGTCGAACTGGGCGTCCTGTAGCAGTTCCGTGGACACCCGCAGCGGGGTTGTGGTGCCGGCGCCGGTGGACGTGTACTTGAACGCCCCCAGCGCGACGGTGCCGAACGCCAGGTCATCGCCGTCGACGAACGCGGCCTCCTCGTCGGTGATGCCGCCCGAGTTGGCGGTGTCGTCGAGGGACGGGTACTCCAGCGCGCCGCCGCGCTCGGTGGAGAATGAGTCGACCTCCGCGGCGAGGCCGCCGTACGCGAGGCGGACTTCCACGAGCTTCTGGCGGAACTCGGGCGACACGAGGTAGCCGCCCTCCGAGTCGGAGCCCGTCTCCTGTGCGTTGCGAAGCTCTTGCAGGTCGGCGTTCGGGCGGCCGGTGCGAAGGTAGTTCTCGAAGGCCCGGTTCAGGTCCTCGAAGTCGTCCGGGCGGGTGTCGCTGATGTTGACGTGCAGGTCGTTCCGCACCGGCGTCGTGTAGGCGTTCTGGCGGGCGCGGACCTCCGCGTCCTTGCGCGCGGTCGCCAGCTTCGCCTCAAGGTCTTCGTACTTCGTGACCTCTTCGGCGGTGAGCGCCCGGCCGTCCGCTCCGTCGACGACGGACTGCAGCGCGGCCAGAATCTCTTCGATGGTCATTGTCACTCCCCTTTCAGGAGTAGCCGCGCCCGTGCGCGGATCAGTTGACTGTGCCGGTCGTCCGGCGCCGTCGTTTCGGTGGTGTCGTTCGCGACCCGGTCCGCGAGGCCGGCCTCCACGGCGGCTGCCGCGGAGTACCACGTTTCGGCTTTCATGGCGTCCCGCCAGCTCGAGAGCGTGCCCCCGGCGCGGTCCGCGTAGATGCCGGCGATGGTGTTCGACAGGTCGTCGAGTAGGTCCGCCATCTCTTGCATATCCGCGGCGTTCCCCAGGACGATCCCGGACGCGTCGTGAATCATCATCTTGGCGGGCTTTTGCATTGCGATGGTGTCCCCGGCCATCGACACGAATGAGGCGGCCGACGCGGCCACCCCGTCCACGGACACATCCACGGTCGCCGGGTGTTCGAGTAGCGCGGTGTAGATGGCGATGCCGTCGAACACGGCGCCGCCGGGACTGTTCACCCGTAGGTCGATGGCCGATGCTGTGATGCCCCGGAGCGCCTTTGTGAACGACCCCGCCATGACGTCATCCTCAGACCAGTCGTCTCCGATGTAGCCGTAGATGAAGACTTCGGCGCGGTCGCCGTCAGCGTTGCTGATCTTCCACCAGTCCCCGCCGCCGCGGTTGTGTGGGCGGGTGGTCATGGCCCGCCCGCGGTTGGCCAGTTCGACCAGTCGCGCCACGTTCACGACAAGGTCTCCTCAAGTTGGCGGGTGTCCGCGGAGGCGGTGCGCAGCACGTCCCCGCCGTCGATCGGTGGCAGGTTGCGAATGCGGCGGGCTTCGTTCACGGTGAGCAGGCCGGCCTTCACTTGCTCGATTAGGAGTTTTATTTCGTTCTCCGGGGTGGGCCGTTCGAGGCCGGCGAAGTCGAATTCCGCGAACCGCCGCGGCCCACCCGGCCCGTTGCCGCCCAGTAGCCGCGACAATCTCTGCTCGAACCGCATTGTCCACCCCAGTAGGGTGAACCGGCCGAGGCCGCGGTTTTGCTCCGCGACACCCGTGCCCCACGACGTCTGCTTTTCCGTTTGCATGAGCAGGTGTGGCGGCACTCCGGTCCAGCGGGCGATCTCTTCGATTTGAAACTGGCGGGACTGCAGGAATTGCGCATCTTCGGCGCTCATAGTCCACGGCGTGAACTTCAGCTTACGGTTGACGAAGGCCAGTTGGCCGGCGTTCTCCCAGCCGCCCACCTTCTGATCGAGGCCCTCCTTGATCTCTATGGCTTCGTCTTCGTCGATGTCCTCGTCGGCGGACACTAGGCCGGCCATTAGGGCACCGTTCCCGAACATCCGCGCGGCGGCCCGCTCCCCGGCGATGGTGGTCCCCAATGACTGCCGCGCCACCCCGAGTAGGGACAGTCCACGCAACCCGTCCAGGGATGGTCCCATGACCTGGGTCATGGTGTCTTGTGTGAACCTTCGGCGGGCGCCGTCCGCCAGGGTGGCGTCGAACACCTTTCGCCCGGTGAATGAGCCATCGGGGCGGCGTTCCCACGATGGCGTGACGGACAGCGGGTGCAGCGGTGTCGCCCCAGCCATGGATCCTGCGCCGTTGTAGACGTGCTGCAGGTACGCGTTCCCGTGCAGCAGACCGTGCAGCAGACACGTCTCTTTCCACTCATACGGGGTCTGCCCATCGGCGGTGCCGGGGTCGTCGAGCCAGGTCCGGATCGGCTGCCGCTGGTCGTCTATCTGCCCAATGCTCTTCAGCGGTAGGGACGCGATGGTCCCCGCGATCAGCATGACGGCCCGCCAGAATGCGGAGATCCCCAGCGCTGTGAGCTGGTTGACGTTCACGCCCGCATGTGTGGGCGCCATGCCGAAGTAGCCTGCGAGCGCGGAGTCCCCAATGGAGATCGTTACCTCATTGCGGGGCGCCTGCCGGCGCGTCCAGGGCCACTGCACGCGCGACATCATGCCACGCCCGGGTGGTGGTTTCACAGTACGGCCACGGCGCGGCGCGGCTTTTTTCCGCGCGCCGCCAGCGCGGCCCATACTGCGGCCTTCACCCCGTCCGCGGGTGCCGTGGAGTGCAGCCGCGGCCCGTCGACACCCGGCGACACCCGCAACGCGAGCACTTGTGTGGCCAGCTCTGCGGCGCCGTCGTGGGCCAGGACACCATCGGTGAGCAGTCGGCCCAGGTCTTCTACGGCGGCGCGGACGGTGCCCTTCTGTGGCGTGGTGCGGACGCCCGCGGCCTTCCATGCGGGGTCCATGCACAGCGACGCGCCCGCGAGGACTGGGCGGCGGAATCCGGACGCCGCGACCGCGGCCACGGCGGCGGCCACGTCCCCGAATGTGGCCACGCTGACGACGGCCCGGTCGTCCACGCGCCACGCTTGGGCGACGTTGACGCCCTCGGTGTACCAGTCTTCGACGGCCACAGCGTCCGGGGCGCGGTCCGGCACGTTGGTTGCGAGCGCCGCCCATGCCTGCTCTGACAGCACGGGCTGTCCTTTTTCGCGGCGTTCCCGTAGCCGCCAGATGTTCAGGTATTGGGCCTCGAATCCGCGCATGGGGTCGGGGTCGTCTAGCTCTGGGTCGTCCTCGCCGGCTAGGGCTTTTTCGTACTTCGTGGCGATCATCCGGCGCCGGTCGTCGGACCAGTGCGGCGACGCGGCGCGCCAGGCGGCCGGGTCGGCCGGGTCGGACCCTGGGCGGGCACCCCAGAGCAGTAGCAGCGTCGTCGGGTCGTCTGTGGTGAATGCGTGCAGCAGAGACGTCCGCATGAGGCTTGTGGCGCGGCGGTGCGCCGTGGACGTCAGGTGTATCTGCGGGCTTGAGCGTTCGATAATCGCGGGTTCGAGCCCTTCGGAGACGGTGTCGGGGTCGACGTCCCACCCCTCGTCTATGAAGCCCAGGCAGACGTCGTAGCCGTACACGGCCCGCTGAGCGCGCACCAGCCAACGGTCGCCGGCCGGTGTCTCCACGCCCTCTTTGCCGTTGGCCCGCGACACGTCCCACTTGGGCTCCTGCCTTTCCGCCCAGCGCCACGCGCCGCGCTGAATCTCGCGGCAGATCGCCACGTCGGAGCCGGTGTGAATGATGACCTGCGGCTCCCCGAACATCTCCGCGTGGGCCAGCCGCCATAGCGCCAGTGAGCGGATACGGACGGACTTGCCGGCGCGGCGCGGCGTGGACTCTACGACGGACCTGTGACACAACGTGCCGTCCGCGCGGTGTTCGAGCTGCCGGGTGATGGCCAGTGCTTGCCACCATCGCAGCGTGATTCCCTGTGTGGTCTCAATCCACTCCACGGCCTCCGCGCCGTAGGAGTCCACGGCGTCTGCCGGCGGCGGGCTCATCGCCAGCGGCGGCGATGCGTCGTAGGGCACGTCAGTGAATGGGTGCAGCCACGGGTACCGGGCTAGGGCCTCGGGGTGCCACTCAAGCTCTGGGCGTAGGTCGTAGTCCTGTACCTGTGGGGAGAGGGAAAACGAG